ACACTACTACACCTAATAAATTTAACAATGTTTGTGAGGGCTCTTTATATGGTAACGGAAAGAAAGCATCTCTTAAATTTCCACCTGGTGCGTCGACATCCTTAAACTCACCCGGTTGTATTGGAGATGCTTCATCTCTAACCCTTACTCCTCTTTGTTTAAATCCAGCAGGTAAGTTTGATAACGTACCAGCATCCAATAATTGACGGAGAGCAGCTGTTGCAGTTCTACTTAATCCGCCAATCATGTGGATCAATCCAAAGCCATAAAATCCTAAACCTGGAAGAAATTTAAAATGAACAAAATATTGGATTTTATTTTTCTTTAGATCGTTGGGCGCATAATTTCTTCTAATTGCAAGAACTGTTCTACTTCCTTCTTCAACAGTTACAATGTATGGTAATTTAATTCCTGTAGGTCCATCAGGTCCTTGATCTTCAAATCCTTCTAAGTCTAAGTTTACATGACACTCTAACAAAGTGTATATTGTTTCTTGCTTACCAGATTTTTTAGTACCATCTAATTCTTTTTCTTTTTTCTCTACAGAGTTTTGTTCAACACTACTTGGTGGTGCTAGCTCTACGTCTACATAGAAACCAGTTACTTGTTGTTTTCGTAATTCGTTCTCTGACATTTTAACAACGTGTATTACAGACTCTGCATCATCAATACTTGTTGCCGTATATGGCACTACTAATTCATCTGCTGGTACAAATTTAGAAACTACTCTACCTAATGGAACGTCGTAGTAAACTTTTTTAAATGTAGAACCAGCTAGTGGTAAATGAAATAACATAGAGTCAAACTCTTCTTCATACTCTTTCATTTGATCCATGATTAAATAATTCATGTAATCTTTAACACGTTGTGATTGTGATTCTGTTTGTTGATTTTTAATTCCTATGATCTGAGTTCTAACAGGTCCGTCACTTGGTAATAGTTCTTTGTAAGCTTGTGCTTGAAACTGTGTTACTGCCTCTGCAAGAACTGGGTGTGTTGCACCACTTGCTCCTTGAAATGGTTCAGTTCTATTTTCATATTTAAAACCTAACAGATCTAAACCTTGTGTATAAGATTGTTCCCAATCTTTTCTTGAAGCTTTGTAGTCCATGTAATTGTTAACCATGTCAGAACCGATTGGTTCTAAAATATCATCAGGTAATATGTCTGCTAAGTTATCAAAATGATTCTCGGTTCCTGGTACATTGATTGCACCCGGTTCAAAGTCTAATGTTACACCACCATCTTCTTCAGGTATAACTTCTATTGGTCCTTTATCGTCTGTTGGTTCTTGTACACTAACTTCTTCGATTTCCTCTTGCGAAGGAATCTCTAGTTTCGTTCGAGTATTCGGAAGTCCTTTGTCTATGTCTGCCATTTAATTTCTCCAGTTTAACGGTTTTAACTTGTTTTAAAGGAATATTCAACCCTTGTGGATTAGGGCCACGTAATGGTGGTATTGTGGTTGTTAGTTTCTTAACCATTACTCACCTAACATTCTAGCTAGTCCACCTAAACTATAATCTGTTCTTCCTTTACCTGTTTTATTACTTACTGGACCACCAGTTGTTGCAGAGGTACCAAACCCTGTGCCAAAATCATAAGATTTTTGACCATCAGCACCTACTCCAAATGTGCCATCACCACCGCCACCACCTGTTCCAGGTTTCGTGGTTGTTGTTCTTTTTGGTTTTTGAGGGGGTACTACTGTATCTCTTTGTTTTTTCTTTGCATCCTCAAGTGCTTTTTTTCTTTGTGCAAAAAGCTGTTGTGATCTTAAAAGGCTTGTTCTATTCATACCAAAAGGATCTATTGGTACGTAACCTGCCATCAATTCATCGTATAACTCTTGACTTGTTTTGTCTTTTGCAAATGCTCCTTTAATATTGCTTAAATTGTCTTTTACAAATTCACTAAAAGCATCTTTATAATTTTTTGGATTATCATACAACGCTACTGCAAGATCACCAATTTCTTTTATTGCTCCTAAACCACTTGCACCAATAGCACCAGATAAATATCCTAAAGGGCCTGCTTTTCCTTTTCCTAAAGCCTCAGCTAAAAGATTTGATGCAGCTTGATGTCTAAAATCAGAGGGTTGACCAGACGCCTCATCGAAAGCACCTGGAAAATTAGTGGAAGTTATTTGGTCTATACCAGTATATTTATCAACTAATTCTCCACCCTTTTGTATAGCATCAATAGTTTTTTCATTTATCGATTTTATCGCATCGGTAACTGGAGTTTCATATTCTTGTCTTTTTGAAACCACATCGTCTGTATCGTATTTACCACCAGTGTAAAAGTCAACTAAGTCTGTTCCATCTTGATAAGCAACACGTCCACCTTTATTAAATTCTTTTTTAAAATTAAAACCTATTCCTTTGTCTTTGCTAGCACCTAAATTTAATTCTCCTCCAAGTATTTTCATGATACCACCTAGTTCAACCTCACTGACCCCTGGTCCAAGGTTCAAGAATATATTTTCTGTGATTGGAACGGTTGTTGTTTGAATATTTTTTTCAAGAAATCTTTTAATAACTTCTTTCATAGCCTCTTTAGGATCGCTAGTTTCAAAAGAACCTAAACCCTCTTTTAAACCAATACGACCTCCTTCTGCTAAACCAAGCTCTCTCATCTCTTCAAGTATTCTTATAATATTAGAACGTTCAGACATGTTAGGATCATATTCATCTCTAAATCTTTTATTGAATATAGATTTTCTCTCTTTAGAAAAATTTTTGATATATTCATCAGATAGTGCAGACATTAATAATAAATCCTTTTACGTACGTTTGTTACTTCATCGACATAGTCTTCAGGGTGGTCGATTAGACCTCCTTGTCTAAATCGCATGATCGCTTGTGTGGTACTATCCACTAAGTCATCATGATCGCCATATGGGAATGCTGCACATTCTTCTATGACCTCCTCGGCAAATTTTTGCTCAGGAGCCCATATCATACCACTTTCAAACAAAGGTGCAACTGCATTTACACGTGCGTGCTTGTCATTTCCTTTAGATGGTGAAAAGTTTACGACCGGTATATCCATCTTTCGAAGCTCATAAGTCAACGGCAATCCACTTGCCTTTGCCTCAACAATTACCGTTTCAGGTTTCCAATACTCGTATTGTTCAAGGGCTAACCTACGTAACTCAGGGAACTCGTATCTGCCTTTGATAGCGTCGAGAAGAATAAGGTTAGCCCCTTCATCCTCACTAGGATAAAATATACCCCAAGTGGTGATAGCTGAATAATCTGCTGTCTCCTTTTTAAGGAACGCAGTATCATAAGATTGTATTACATGTGATAACTGTGGAATGCTTTCTGATGTATAAGTTCTCCACCACTCACGTTTTAATATTGCACCCTCTTCACTAGTTGGTTGTTGCATCCACTGTGCATTCCATTTAGCAACGGGCAGTGTTGCTTGTACTTTCTCTAGTTCATCTAGTTTCCAATACTGTGGCCAAACTGGTTTTGCTTTATTTGTTCCTTGATCCATGATTGCTGGAAACTCAACCACGTGCCATTGATCAGCTTTCGCTTCTGTTTGATTTTTGACAAGCATACCCGTTAGATCTTTCGTAGACCAACGTGTCATAACTAAAACTATCTTACCACCTGGTTGCAAACGTTGTCTTGGACCAGAGGTGTACCATTCATAAGCTGACTCTAATGCGACCTTGGACATTGCATCTTGCTCAGAGTGTGGATCGTCAATGATTAATAAATCTGCACCACGACCCGTGATTGCACCACCTACACCAGCAGCAAAGTATTCACCACCTTGTGCAGTTTCCCAACGTCCTGCTGCTTTGGAATCTTCTTGAAGTGTCGTCTTAAAAATTTTTGCATAGTCTTCACTGTCGATTAGGTTCTTGGCTTTTCGACCAAATCTAATTGCGAGTTCACCCGTGTGTGTTGCTTGAATGATCTTGAGCTTCGGCTCACGGCCCACCATCCAAGCAGGAAGTAAGTATGAGGCAAACTCCGACTTGGTATGTCTGG